ATCCACGGAGAAGATTGACGGGGCCGTTGCAACCGTTATGGCACTTGACCGTGCAATCAGAAATGAAGGCAGTGACGGAAGCGTGTATGATGACAGGGGTATTCTTGTATTCTGATGCAGCCGTGTATGATTCTGTAAAATCATAATCCGGCTGCATGTTTCTGTGTTAAGATATAGGAAAAGCACAGGGAGGCATTTCGTATGCAGGAAGAATTTTTTATGAACAGTATGGAAAAAGACCCCAAACTTAGCGGTGAGCACGGGGCGCAGACAAGGAAGTCCCTTGCACTGAAAGCAGAGGAAATCCTCGGACTGGATCTGGAAACAGTGGTAGCGGATGATGACCTTATGTATGATTCGCTGATGAAACTGAAACCGATTGAGAACCCAAAGAAAAATCCAATGCAGAATGCACTGAGAAAATATTATTACTACAGGAATGGGAAAGAGTTCCCACGACTGAACAATTATCAGAGATGATCAGGAACGGCACTTCTTCGGAGGTGCTTTTTTTGTACCCATTTTTAGGAGGTGTCACATGGGAATTAAGAGTTTATTCGGATTCGGACAGGCAAGGGATAAGCCTGTGGATAAGGCAGCAGATGCAGGATATTCGTTCCTGTTTGGAAGGACAACTAGCGGAAAGCCCGTCAATGAAAGAACTGCAATGCAGACCACGGCAGTGTATGCCTGTGTGAGGATACTAGCAGAAGCAGTCGCATCCTTACCTCTTCATGTATATGAGTACCAGGATGACGGAGGCAAGAAGCTGGTGCATGACCATCCGCTATATTATCTGCTCCATGATGAGCCGAACCCAGAGATGACTTCATTTGTGTTCAGGGAAACACTGATGAGTCATCTTTTAATATGGGGAAATGCTTATGCCCAGATCATAAGGGACGGGGCAGGAAGGGTGCTTGGACTGTATCCGCTCCTTCCGGACAAGATGGAGGTGCAGAGGGATGACAAAGGAAACATCTATTATGTGTATTCCAGAAACAGTGATGAGAACCCTACGTTCAAGGAATATGGAAATATCAAACTGAAAGCCGAAGATGTGCTTCATATCCCCGGACTTGGGTTTGACGGACTGATCGGGTATTCTCCGATTGCGATGGCAAAGAACGCTGTCGGCATGACGCTTGCCTGTGAGGAATACGGGGCGAGTTTCTTTGCAAACGGGGCGAATCCGGGCGGTGTCCTGGAGCATCCGGGGGTCCTGAAAGACCCGTCAAAGGTGAGGGAGTCCTGGAATTCCGTGTACCGTGGCGTGAGTAACGCACACAAGATCGCAGTGCTTGAGGAAGGCATGAAGTACCAGCAGATAGGCATCCCGCCGGAAGAAGCACAGTTCCTTGAAACAAGGAAATTCCAGATCAATGAGATTGCAAGACTGTACAGGATACCGCCACATATGGTCGGTGACCTTGATAAGTCGAGCTTTTCCAATATCGAGCAGCAGTCCTTGGAGTTCGTTAAATACACACTTGATCCGTGGGTGATCAGATGGGAGCAGTCCTTACAGAGATCGCTCCTTCTGCCGGGAGAGAAAGGAAAGTATTTTATCAAGCTGAATGTGGACGGTCTGCTCCGTGGGGATTACCAGTCGAGGATGAACGGCTATGCAGTCGGAAGGCAGAACGGATGGTTTTCTGCCAATGACATCCGTGAGATGGAAAACATGAATCCGATCCCGGATGAGGAAGGGGGAAACCTGTATCTGATAAACGGTGCAATGACCAAACTTGCGGATGCGGGAGCTTTTGTAAAGACGGATACGGGCCAGCAGAGTGCTCCGGCACAGGAAAACAGCGGAAAGAGAGGTAAACGATGAAGCGGAAGTTTTGGAACTGGATAAAGAATGAAGATGAGAGCGTACCTGACATGGAAAGGACGCTCTTTTTAAATGGCATGATCTCAGATGAAACATGGTACGGGGATGAAGTGACACCGCAGCTGTTCAAGGATGAACTGAATGCCGGAAACGGAAATATCACGGTGTGGATCAATTCTCCGGGAGGTGATGTGTTCGCGGCAGCACAGATCTACAACATGCTCCGTGACTACAAGGGAAGCGTGACAGTAAAGATAGACGGCATTGCAGCTTCGGCAGCATCCGTGATCGCAATGGCAGGAGACACGGTCTGTGTATCCCCTGTTGCAATGATGATGATCCACAATCCTGCGACCATGGCAATGGGCGAGACAAGGGATATGCAGAAAGCAATCGCCATGTTAAACGAGGTCAAGGAATCAATCTTAAATGCCTATGAATTCAAGACGGGGCTTACCCGTGCAAGGCTCTCCCACATGATGGACGATGAGACCTGGTTCAATGCGAAGAAGGCAGTGGAGCTTGGATTTGCGGATAAGATACTCTTTTCTTCCGGTGAGACGGATGAAGAGAAGAAAAAGCCTGATAAGCCGGAAAAAGAACCGGAGGAAGGCAGTGATGGAGAGGAAGGAAAAGAAAAGGAAGACGAGGATAAGGACAAGAAAAAGAAGTTCCCGTTCCAGCAGGATTCCATGATGTATTCCACCAAGGCGATGAATGAATCGTTCCTTTCCAGGGTATCCCGTGTGGATGCCATGATACCAGTCAGCCAGTTAGAAAAAAGACTGAGTCTTTTAACACATTAAGGAGGATTTTAAGATGAGTAAGATTTTAGAGTTAAGAGAAAAAAGAGCAAAGGCATGGGAAGCAGCAAAGGCATTCCTCGATGCCAAGAGAACACAGGAAGGTTTTGTGTCCGCTGAGGATGCAGCCACCTATGACAAGATGGAAAATGATGTCGTAAATCTCGGAAAGGAAATCGAGAGACTGGAAAGACAGGCTGCCATCGATGCAGAACTTTCCAAGGCAACAAGCACACCGATCACCAACAAGCCGGATGCAAAGACTGGCGGTGACACAAAGACCGGAAGAGCAACCGATGAGTACAGAAAAGCGTTCTGGAACGGCATGAGAAACAAGGTGCTGTCCTATGAAGTACAGAATGCCCTTACCATCGGCACGGATTCCGAGGGCGGTTATCTTGTACCGGACGAGTACGAGAAGAAACTGGTAGAAGCACTGGAAGAGGAGGTATTCTTCCGTAACCTTGCAACCGTCATCAAGACATCGAGCGGTGACCGTAAGATCCCAATCGTTACATCTAAGGGTGAGGCGGCATGGATCGATGAGGGCGGTCAGTTCCCGGAATCTGATGACAGTTTCGGACAGACAACCATCAGTGCCTTTAAGCTGGCAACCATGATCAAGGTGTCCGATGAACTCTTAAATGACAGTGTATTCAATATTGAGCAGTACATCTCAAGGGAGTTCGGAAGAAGGATCGGTACAAAGGAAGAGGAGGCATTCTTTATCGGTGACGGCAAGGGAAAGCCTACCGGAATCTTCAATGCAACAGGCGGTGCTGAGACGGGCGTGACATCCACCGGAACATCCATTACGTTTGATGATGTCATGGATCTTTACTATTCCCTCCGTGCCCCTTACCGTAACAAGGCGGTATGGCTTTTGAATGATTCGACTGTAAAGGCAATCAGAAAGCTGAAGGACGGAAACGGAAATTATATCTGGCAGCCGTCCGTAAGGGAAGGAGAGCCGGATAAGATCTTAAACCGTCCTTACCGCACATCCATCTATGTGCCGGAACTTGCAGCCGGAAACCGTGTCATGGCATTCGGTGATTACAGTTATTACTGGATCGCAGACCGCCAGGGCAGAAGTTTCAAGAGACTGAATGAGCTTTATGCCACAACCGGACAGGTCGGATTCCTTGCTTCAGAGCGCGTGGACGGCAAGCTGATCCTTTCCGAGGCAGTCAAGACACTTGATATCAAGGCTGCCGGAAAGTAGGGGTGGCAGGATGTTCGTAACGCTTGAGGAAGCCAAAGGGTATCTCAGGGTCGATTCGTCAGACGAGGATGAACTCATCCTCCGTCTGATGGAAACATCCGACCGCCTGATCTTAGATGTGACAAGACAACATCCGGAAGAACTCAAAGAGTATGAATCTGTTGTCCGTACTGCAGAACTGTATGTTATTGCTTACCTGTATGAGCATCGGGAAGAAGCAGATCATAAGACAATGACGGAAACACTGAAGTATCTGTTTTTTGGAATCAGGAGGGAGATATTCTGATGATAGAACTTATGCGTGAACGGATCATGATACAGAAAAGCAGCACGAAGAAGGATGGGACAGGAAACCATACCCTTGTATGGAGCGACTACTATAAATGTTATTCCTACGTGAATAATCTTTCCGGGAAGGAGTACTGGGAAGCAAAACAGGTCAATGCGGAAACGGAACTTGATTTTGTCATCCGTTACTGCAGTGAGGTGTCCGCTATTGACACGGAGCATTTCCGCATCCTGTTCCGTGGGAATATTTATAATATTACATTTGTTGACAACGTGCAGTATAAGAATAAGACATTGAAGATCAGGGCTGCCCTGGCAAAGAGGTGAGGAGATGGCAGAGAGAAGAACGACCGTTGACGGTCTGGCAGATGCAATCATGGATGGGCTGAAGGAATATGCAGACCTTGCCACGGATACCGTCAAGGATGCGGTAAAGGATGTATCCAAGACCGTGAAGAAGGATATACAGGCAAATGCCCCGAAGCGGACTGGAAGATATAAGAAAAGCTGGGCGGTCAAAAAGACAGCGGAGAGCAGCAACTCCCTTACTATGACGGTCCATTCTAAGGACAGATACCAGATAGCCCATCTCCTGGAACACGGCCATGCAAAACGCGGCGGGGGCAGGGTAGCCGGAAGGGAGCATATTGCCCCGGCTGAAGAAAAGGGAAACAGGGAGCTGGTGCAGAAGATAGAGAGGGGGTTGCGTTCGTGACGCATGAAGAAGTCATGGCAGTGATGGAAGAAATCGGACTTCCATGTGCCTATCA